CATACAAAAGTTAATATCAGTAGAAGATGAACTTGGACAAGAATTAGAAGCTGAATGGCAAGATTTTAAGGTGCTGTGGGCTACGATTAAAACCATGCAAGGTAGAGAGTACTTTGCGGCTGCAGCTGCACAAGCAGAGAATACGTATCGTTTTATCATCAGATACACAACGGGAATTACAAATGATATGCGTATTATTTATAAAGGTCGTGTGTTCGTTATCGTTGAACCTCCAATAAATGATGATGAATTAAATAAAACATTAACCATTATAGCTAAGGAAAAGGTGTGATTGTATGGTTAGCATCAATCAACTAAATAATGAAATCATGCGACAATTAAACATTTATACACATGATGTTAAAGGGAAAATAAGGGCTTCTCAAGAGGATCTTGGAAAAGAAGCTGTAAAGGAATTGAAGAAAACTAGTCCTAAGCAAACAGGAGATTATCGAAAGGGCTGGCGGTTAAAAAAGGAAAAGGATAAAGTCACCGTCCACAATAAAACGGATTATCCATTAACCCATCTTTTAGAAAAGGGACATGCGAATAGAGATGGCGGAAGAACTTCTGCACAACCACACATTGGTCCTGTGGAAGAAAGAGTAGTTGCAGAGTTTATTGAACGTGTGGAAAGTGATATTCAATCATGAATCTTATTGAATTAAAAAAAATACTCGAAGCCACAGGTTATCCAGTGGCTTATTCTCATTTTAAAGACAGTCCTATAAGTATTCCTTATATTTGTTACAGAACCCAAGGGACGGAAAACTTTTATGCTGATAACAAAATTTATCAAGAGGTAATCCCTGCTGACATTGAGTTGTATACCGAAAAGAAGGATTTAACAGCTGAGGGTAAAATCAAAGCTGCTTTGCAAGACAATGGAATTAATTATGAAATGGTTCCTGAAGTTTATATAGATTCAGAGAAACTATTTATGAATACATTTGAAGTGGAGTTGAGATAGTATGTCGGAAAATAAAGTAACTTTTGGATTGAAGAATGTTCATTATGCTACTTACGAAATTATTGAAAGTGCTATTGTTTTTGATAAGCCTAAGCCTATTCCAGGTGCTGTAGAGATGACGAATGAACCTAGAGGGGACATGGTAGAGTTTTATGCGGATGATATCCTTTACTATTCTGCACCGAATAACCAAGGTTATGAAGGGAATTTAAACATTGCTAATATACCTCAAGATTTCGCTGTGGACTGCTTAGGTGAGGAACTGGACGAAACAGATGGGGTGTTAACGGAATATGCGGATGCAAAACCGAAGCCATTTGCACTGCTATTTGAATTTGATGGGGATGTTAAGGCTACTCGTCACGTGATGTATAATTGCACGGCTAACCGACCAAATGTAAACTCAACAACTAAAACAGATTCTGTTGAGCCAAACGCAAATGAATTATCGTATATATCAAGTCCTATTCAAATGAACAAACGACCTATCGTAAAAACAAAATCTACAGATAAAACAACGGATGCAATTTACAACGGCTGGTATGACAATGTTTATGTAAAAGGTCAAACAGCCATTCCAGAAGGGTGAGGTGCTTAGATGGAAAAGACAATAACGATTGATGGAAAAGATGTTCGTTTTAAGAGTAATGGCGCAACACCTATCAAATACCAAATGCAGTTTAGAAAAAATTTCTTTGCGGAAATTTTAAAGCTTAATAAACTAGGCAAATTAAAGAATATTGATGATATGGAAGATGATGTTATCGAAGCGTTGGATTTTACCGTGTTCTATAATATTGCGTGGACTTTTGCTAAAACGGCAGATTCCAGTATTCCGGAACCAGAGAAATGGCTAGAATCATTTGATGAATTCCCGATATTAGATTTCATTACTGAATTGCAAGAAATGATTATGGCTAACATACAATCATCAAAAAAAAAATAGATGAACATGGAAAAGAGTCGGGCGAAGGTGATGTTGAAGGTATTTCAACTGAAACTTACCTGGCTCTTTGTTATAAGTGCAAGCTGACTCGCATGGATCTTGAGGAAATGACCATAGGAATGTGTCTTGATTATATAGAGGAATACATCGAAATGAGTAATCCGAAAAGTAAGAAGAAGGTTAAGCCAAGGAAGGCCAAACAAACGGACTTTGACAGCTTTTAAAGCGAGGTGAGGACATGGCAAGTCGAATAAAAGGAATTACGATAGAACTTGGGGCAGATACCACCAGTCTTGAAGGTGCTTTATCTGATGTGAATAAAAAATCTAAACAACTCCAAAGTGAATTGAAAGATGTAGAAAAACTTCTTAAATTTGACCCCAATAATGTGGAGCTATTGGCACAACGGCAGCAACTTCTAACAGAGTCTGTAGAAAATACACGAAAAAAACTAGACCAATTGAAACAAGCAGAAGCTCAGGTACAACAACAATTTGAACGCGGAGATATTAAAGAAGAACAGTACCGAGCGTTCCAAAGGGAAGTTCAAGATACTGAACGTACACTACAAAGGTTTCAAGACTCTTTGGATGGATTGCAAAGAGAGCAAGAAAAGGTTGGGGAAGGTACTCGTAGATTATCAACCTTGTTTGAAGCCACAGGAACGTCTGTGGAAGATTTTTCGAATGTGTTAGGGCAACGGTTGGTAAGGGCTATTCAAAACGGCACAGCAACCAGCAAAGATCTTGAGAATGCTATCCAAAGAGTTGGGAGAGAAACATTAGGTGCAAATGTAGATGTCGAAAGATTGTCTTCCACACTTAGAAGTGTTGATAGCGGAAATTCCATTCAACAAGTACGGAGAGAATTACAACGTTTGGAAGACCAAGCCGAAGAAAGTGTAAATGCATTAGAGGAATTGGACTATGGTATTGAGAACGTAGCGGGTGCTTTAGTTGCTGGTGGTGGAATAACAGGTGCTATTGAAAAGTCACTTGAGACCACTAACCTAGATACAAAAATTGATATATCCTTTGATATCCCAGAGGAATCAAAAAAAGCTGTCACTGATGCAATTAGAACTGTGGAAGCTTATGGTGTTGATTCAGAAGCTTCTCTTGAAGGTGTTAGAAGGCAATGGGCACTGAATAAAGATGCTACTGATCAGGCTAATGATGCTGTAGTAAAAATGGCAGCTACAATCGCTGGTGTTAACACTCAAGTTGATTTTAATGAGCTGATTCAAGAAGGAAATGAGATTGCAGCAACATTGGGAATCTCAAACGAAGAGGCTATGGGTTTTGTTAAGACATTGCTTGATATCGGATTTCCTCCTGAACAATTAGATATCATTGCAGAATATGGCGACCAGATGATGCAGGCTGGATTTGAAGCTGAAGAAGTTCAGGCTATAATGGCAGCTGGTTAACGATAGCCCCTTATAGTGGCGACACTATATTGAACTCCGAATATCGGGGGAACTCTAAGTCTCTAGTGAGATATGACAATCCCGAAGCGTAAACCATTGAACTACGCTCGAACGACTGACAAGGAGCATCTCAAGTAGATGATGATACAGTCTAAGCCGACTATTTTAAAAATAGTGTTAAAGTACATGGAAACATGCGGTATAAACTGATTGATACAAAATCTTGGAATATAGATAACCTTCTGGATGGTGTGAAAGAAGGACGTATTCAAATGGCAGACTTTGGTTCAGGTACCGATAAAGCTACAAGAGAAATTATTGATTCTGCTGGTCTAGCGATTGATAAATTCGAAGACTGGGGGCAAGCCATTGCAGAAGGTGGAGAAAAAGGACAAGTTGCTATGCTTGAAGCAACAAAGGCCTTAGCTGGAGTTAAAGATGAAACTGCCAGGAATCAATTAGGTACTAAGATGTTTGGTACCATGTGGGAAGACCAAGGTACTAAAATTATTGATACCATTGTAAAAGCTGAAGGTAAACAAGTTGATTTAAGAAAAGGGGTACAGGACCTCAATAATGATATGGCTAAGTGGCAAGAAGATCCAACGATAAGTTTGCAATTAGCGTTTGCTAAACTAACAAAAGCCTTAAAACCTTTGCTTGAATTGATTGCATCTATTGTTGCTGCATTTGCTAATTGGGTATCTGAAAACCCCGTTTTAGCAGCGGCTATAACAGCGGTAGCAACAGCAATCGGAATTTTATTTGGAATAGTACTGGCATTAGCTCCTATATTTACTGCTTTAGCTACAACTGCAGCAGCTGCAGGAGTAACGATAGGAGCTTTATTGTCCCCGTTCTTAGCAATTGTAGGGATAATAATAGGAGTGATAGCACTCATAGCAGCACTCATAGCTGTCTTTGTAAATTTATATAAGAACAATGAAGACTTCCGAAACAAAGTTCAAGAAATTTGGACAGCGATTAAGGAAGCCTTTTTTATTGCATTGGATTATATAAAGAACCTTGTTACAACCATCATGACTGAAGTTTCTACCTTTTTTGGAGAAGTTTTGGCAAGGATAAAGGCTTTTTGGGATGAAAATGGTCAACAGATAATGGCCATTGTGACCATGTATATGAATATTATAAAAAGCGTTATCCAAGGTGTAATGGGTGTAATCAAAGGTATTTTTGAAGTGATTTGGCCACTTATTGTTGGCGTTGTCAGATATGCTTGGGAAACAATACAGCTTGTGGTTAAAACGGCCATTGATTTAGTACTTGGCATTATTCAAACCATGCTGAAATTACTACGTGGAGACTGGGAAGGCGCATGGGAATCCATAAAACAAACTGTGGAAAATATTTGGGGCAATATCACATCTTTCCTTGAAGGGATTGACCTTGCTGGGACAGGTAAACAAATCATGCAGGGTTTAATTGATGGTATCGCCTCAATGGGAAATGCAATCTGGGACAGTGTTACATCAATCGGAAGTAGTATTAAAGATGCTTTCGTAAGCTTCTTTGACATTCATAGTCCGTCTAGGTTAATGCGTGATGAGATTGGTAAGTATATCGGTGCAGGTCTTGCGATAGGTATGGAACAATCAACTGCTCGAATAGCTAGGGCTTCAGACAATATGAAGGAGGCTGCTTATCCTAATTTATCTAAGTCGGGAGCTACTTCATCTAGCACTAATACTTATAACTTTGACGGTATGTTAAAAGGGGCTGTCTTCCATGTTAGAGAAGAAGCAGATATTGATAAAATAGCTACAAAACTGAGAGATCGTACAGTATCAGTTGCGAGAAAAGGAGGGGTGGTTTTTGGCAACTAAACTTGGTAATTATACATTTGCAGATTTTGGATTAATTGAAGAGTTTGGACATGTTCATCCCTCCACACCAGAATTCGAAGAGCAAACAATGAGCATTCCTGGGAGACCAGGTTTGATACCCTTTGGAATAAAAATAGGAGCAAAACAATTCAGTTTACCTGTAAAAGTTTTTGTTCGGGATAGATACGAAAGGCAGCGAAGAAAGAATCAATTCGTTGCCTTTTTATTTGATGGATATGGGCAACCCAAGGAATTTAAGTTGTCCTTTGATTATGAACAGGATAAATATTATTTAGTTAAGGTAAGCAGTCAATTTACACCAGAAATGCTATTTCAAATGGACCAATTTGATTTACCTTTAGTAGCTCATGATCCTACAAAGTATTTCTTAATCAATGCGGATGAGATTAGAATGAATAGCCATATTCCTATACGATCGCATGTGAGACCTGCCAAGCATTCATTTGCTGTTTCAAGCAATCAAACCATTCAACTTATTAATGATGGAAGCTTAGCACTACGACCAAGAATAACCATTTCAGGAACGGCAACCAGTTTAACTATTAAGAATACAAGGACCAATCAATCCTTTAAGATGAGCAATATTACTTCCAGCAAGTCGGTTATTGTGGAGGGGAAAACCTACATGGTAACAGAAGGTGGGGTTGATACCTTTTCAAAGCTGGTTGGTGATTTCATTGATTTACTACCAGGTGTAAACAATTTAACGATATCAGGTGAGGACATGAATTTAACCATTAGTTTTAAATACCAATTTCAATATATGTAAGGAGGTGAAATCATGGCTGATGTACCTTTGATTAAGGATGATGCTTATCTTGATGAGGCATACTCAGTATTTAATCAAGCTATTAACAAGGTAAATTCAAAATTAACAGCACAAGGAATTATCATTACAAAGTATCCACTTAACGTAAATACAACGAACAGGACACTGGAATTTCCGACAGGTGGATATATTGGAGTCAATTTTCAAGATGTAAACACTTCTTTAACAGCTAGTTTAGTAGGAAAAACGATATCTTTAGATACAATTAGCGGATCTGTATTTATTGCTTTTAATACATCAACAAAGGCTATTGAAGCCGTTGAGTATAGTGCTGACCTTGGTGTTAATCATGTTCTATTAGGATATATAATTTTTGACGGAACAAACGGGATGGTGTTGAATGCATCCTATACAGTGGACGGGAAATCTTGGGTAGCTGACGGGTCTATAACTTCTAAAAAATCAACGAA